CCAGCCATGGTTTGCGAGTGAACGCGAATGTAATCCTCGTCCGTAATATCGTGATACAGATCCAGCGGAATCGAAAGATTGTCATCTTCGCTAAACGCTAGGGTCGTATAGAGGTTGGTAATGCTCATGGCATTATTGATAACCTCAGAGATAATCGGTCCAACCAAATCAGCCACAGCGGCTTTAGCCTCGTAAGCGACGTTTAGATCCTTACTGGCAAGAGCCTTGATAAGCTCTACTTGCTCGGGGGTTTCTTTTAGAGTGATTTTCATGTTTTTTGAAACGTAGTTTGCTGTTTTGGTTAAATATTAGACGCTGAACTGAAGAACTGCGTAGGGGCCGTCGAAGGCGTCGGTATTCTGTTGTGATTCGCGATCACCAGTTCCGATGAACTTGCCCACAACCGCGTTTTTCTGTTCCGTGGAAAGAGCGGAGAAGGCAACACCCGTTACCTGACCGTTGGCGCTAAGAACAGCGGCGCTTGCAACCGGGGGAACAACTCCACCAGCGAAGGCGCGGTAATTAAGGGTGACAACACCGCGAGTCGCAATCGGAACAGCTTCGCCAGAGACGACACACTGAAGTTCCGCGCGTTTTTGCGGGTAGTAATGAAGGTTTTCACCATTTTCGTCAACCTCACGAACGTCATTAAGAAGCATACCGATACAAAGACCCGCATCGCCGGTTCCGGTCGTCACGGTTACTTTGTAGGGGACTTCGGGATACTGCGAAGTCGCATTTCCAAGAGAATTCTTGAACAGATCGCCACGGTTGACGTAACGGATCGGATCATTGGAGAAATCTCCATTAAGAACCTTAACGAAGGTTCCGGCTTCACCGGATTTCGTGTTCAGCGCATAACGGTTGATTACGTCATACGGGCTGATAGTCCGGTCGGGTAGTAGGCGAGTGATTTGCTGGGCCATAGTTGTGTTTTAGTGAGAGTTTGTCTTTGATTTTACTTCTCTACTTCAAGACCGCTTTTGCGAATGCGTTGAATTAGAGATTCGGGTTCAGTAGAAGTTCCGTTAGGAATAGAGGCGGTTGATTCTTGCTCAGTTTCGAGTTCTTTGTTTTCTTCCGGCGTTTCCGTGACTTCAGTTTTGGAGGCTTTTGATTCGATGAGGGTTTTGGCCGCTTCTTCGATTGCGAGGCGTTTGGCTTCTTCGCGGGATTCTTTTCCTTCTTTGCTTTTGTCGGCGAACAGCACTTGAGCCTTGGCAAGATAACCTTCAAAAGAAGCCTCTTCCGCGTCCAGTCCTTTTACTTCGTCAACCACAATCTTTAGTTCGGCCTCGCTTAGTTCAAAGGAGTCTTCGATAGCTTTAACGCGAGAGTTAAAAAGAGCAGCGGCAGATTGGACGGCTAGATCGTTCTTAATCTGAGTAAGTTCGGTAGTAACGGTTTCAAAACTCGCCTTAGCTTCCTGAAGGTCTTTTTCAAGTTCCTTTTGTTTGGCTTCGGCGATTTCCGCTTTCGATTTCCATTCGGTGCCAGCCTCTTTGAGTGCGTCGGCGAACTGTTTGGTTACAGATGCGTTACTTTCTTGACCCTCTTCCGAAGAAATCGCGTTAGCGATTAGAGTTTCCAGCTTTTTAAATTGTTCGTCAGTCATGGAGAAAAAATCCCTGAATTTTTTAATGTTTACACAAGTATTTTCGGAATTTTTAGAAAAAGAAGAAAATTCTTCATTAGAAGCATAGTTTTCTTCGCTTTCTTCCTGCATTTCATCCGTTTCCTCCGATTCATTGTCATCTTCGTCCTCATCGTCAACTAAGGATTCTAGCGTATAAACGCCTTCGACATCGGCGGCGGGGTTCATTGTCAGGGCCGCGCCAACGGGATAAACATTTTCTCCTTTAATCAAAAGATTGACCGGCCCATCTTGGCAAGCGCCAGAGCCATTGAACCTTTTTAGTTTTTGCATATAATCTGCAAAAGATTCTTCGCCCTTATAAATCAAAGAGCATTTTTGAAGCTCCTCGTCGCCAACAGCAATATCAAATGAACCAAACGCAATCTCCCAAGAGGAGGAATAGGCTTGGTAACTCGGGCTTTCGGGATCGGACGCCTTGACAAGAGCTTCGGCTAGTTCTGGATAAACGTGCCGATAAATAACGGCAGCGGCAGTAATATAAAAAGGATCTTTGCGTTCAAGAAAGTCTAAAATCTCATTTTCCTCAAAATCGGGCTGTTTATCAGAGAATGAGGCATTAATAATATGCCCCACAATCTTATCCTTCATGTGTTCAATATTGATCGGCTTATGGATGAACTGCTTGATTACGCGCGCGGCGGTAAGAGCGCCGATACCTTCTCCGTTTTCGTTAAATTTATTGACAACCGCCAAATTAAAAACTACGGGCAAAAGATCAATATTCTTTTCAATATCTACTTCTTTCGGGATAAGAGATTTTGCTTCCGACAATAAACTCGCCTTGCTTAGTCCGAGTTTTTCCAACTCATCATAAGACGCTGGCTTGATTGAGCCATATAAAGTGGCTGTATAAGTTTCGTTATTCGGGTCGGGCATTCTCTAAAAGAGGTTGGATTTTGGTTGAGTGATAAATGAGCGCGGCAGAATAATCATCTAATTCGTGTTCTGCGGCCAGACTCAGGACATTATCATTTACATTCAATTGTAGAAGATGGTTAGTATTTTCCATAACTTTCTTCAAAGAATCCTCCCAATTATCCTTTTCTTCTCCAATAATAATCGCCACGCAAATATCTTTGATGATATTTTTCTTTGTTTTGTCTAGTTTTTTGAGGCCCAATTTGGTTCGGTATTCCGTTTCGGCTTTAGAATAAAATTGATTGATAAAATCAGTTGTCGCCAAAATCGCGGCGGTAGAATAAAGAGAGGCTTTCGACTTTGGNNCGCCACTTGGAGCGGAAACGGTAGCGGTTCTTTTTTTCTTGGTTTGGTTTTGACCCGATGGGACTTCTTTAGGCTCAAGAATACCATCTTCTGCTTCCATCAAAGCCTGACCGCCGATAATGGGTTGATAAAAACCTTTCTTGCGCTCATCAACATATCTTTGTTGATTAGTTCCAAGCTCATCGGCTTTCGGGAATATGCCCTTGTCAATAACGTCCATACCTTGCTCGGGAGTAAGAACGCCAATCTCAACCATACGAGTGATTAGCCTTTGAAGGTCACTATTGTTGATCGTATCTACTTTTTTGAAGATAGCTTTGGGGATGGCTTTAAAGCCTACTTTTTTGCAAACCTTATCAATCTCCCTCTGAAGGAAATCATTAAGAAATCTATTCCGCGCCTCTTCTAACCTCTGGAAGAAGATTTTTAGTTTAAGTTCTGTGTCGGCATATTTAGACTCGCCCAAAAGAACATTGGCTAATCCCTCTTCAATATCCTTATTTAGAACCTCGTATTTTTCCTTACCCATGACCTTTTTAAGATCGGGAATAATGAAGTCGGCTTTAGTGGTATAATCGGAAACCAAAACACGCCCGACGCTTTGATTTTTGAAAATGTCTTGCATCGCCTTGATGTTGTTCGCGTTGATTCCTCCCTTATCAGGCTCCGCGCCCATGGTGATAAGAAGAATTACGTTCTCAACTGAGCGGGCGATGGCTTGGTCGATTTTCTTTAATTCGATCTTTTTATTGATGTCGTCTAGCACCGCAAAGCCCATTGGAACGGCAAGCGGCTCATAATCTTGCTTTTTATAAAAAACGGGGTGAAGAATATCGGGATTAAGCTCAAGCATAAGCTCATCATCGGTTGATGTAACTTGCTGGCTCTTTAACCTACGCTGGACATCTTCGGGTAAAGCCGAGAGAAGTTCCTTCTCATGGTTAGTGGTGGGTTTCCTTAAACGAGCAATCTCAAAAGGGGTCAAAGTCTTGGCGTAAGTAAATTGCCCAAAATCCAGTTGCCCCCGAACTACGATATTGCTCGGATTGAGCAAAATATAACGAATAGGAATTCGCGAATTAATGGCGCTATTCGAGAGAATAAAGCTGCGAATAGTTTTGGTTTTTAGTTTTGCGTTTAGCTCGTAGAGCATGACATTACCAGAACGGTAATATTCGCGGAAGAATTGTTCTTTTAGATCATATAATTTAATCTTCTTAAACCAAGCCTCGACAAAATCTCTGCTTGACACATTCCCGCCGTCTAGGTAAATGTCCGTGTCGGTGAACTCAGAGAGAAGATCGACCGTGGATTTAAACACGGGGACATTAAAATAGGCTTTTTGAGTTAAAAGAATGGCATCAGATACTCCAACTGAGTCTTGAGATGTTTGAAACGGCAAAAGCCCTTCGTCAATATTCTTAAACCGATCCTTGACTGGATTAACGGTTTGCCCATTTTTTCGCGTAGAAACACGCTCGCCAGAACGTGCGGTAGAAGCAAAAGAGATAATTGGTTCGCCTATTAACTCCAGATCAATATCGGGGGAACCTGATTTTTCAACTAAATTTTGGAGAGGTTGGGCAGAGAGAGAGTTCCAGTAATTCGTGTTCTTCTTTTGGTATTTGCGCGGCATAACTGAATTTACACAGAAAGTCTCAAAGTAACTTTGAAAGTTACTTTATGCTAGTCTTTGAAGGCAAATATCATAATACTCTTTTTCCTTTTCTATGCCGATAAATTGACGGTTGAGATTTTTGGCAGCCAAAAGCGTTGTGCCGCTTCCAGCGAAGCAATCTAATATTAATTGTTGTTCATTAGAATGTATTTTTATTAACAACTCCATAAGAGATAGGCTCTTTTGAGTAGGATGAAGCCCCTTATCTATACTGCATACAAATTTGGGACGTTGGTAATTTTTATCCTGCCTATTAAATACCCATTTTGCATTTGGCATTGTAAACCAAATAGCACACTCAAAATCAGTAATATACCGCCTATCTCTGTTTCTTGGCATTGGATTAGATTTTTCCAATCTTAGCATGTCTTTCGCAATAAAACTGTGTGATTCTGCGACTTTAACAATATCACCTAGGTTTTTCCAATCGTTAAAAACAATAAATGACCCGTCCTTTTTTAAAACTCTGGAACACTCTTTAATGTAAGAGAATATATCCGCGTTTTTGTCCCATTCTCCAAAGTCGATCCCTGATCTTCCCATGGTATGAAAATTATTTTCCCTCGCTATATTGTAAGGGGGGGTCCGTCAAAACCAAGTCCACTGATTTATCGGGAATATCCTGCATTAATTCCAAACAATCACCATGCCAAACTGTATTTATAGGTAACATATTATTTAATAACCGTAGGAGTAAACGTCTCGAATTGCTTTTCAGCCTTAACCGCGATCATATCGTAGTAAACCTTAATAAACCAATTACCCAAAATCAGCGCCGAATAATTGTCCTTTCTTGGTCTGTCTGGACCTTTTTGTTTGGTCATATAGAGTGGCAACCGGAAGGTTTGGGTTCCCTGCGGATTGGTAATTACTTCAATGTTGGCGCATTGGGTTTTGGTTAGCTCTACCATGGATTTAAGATGGTCAATAAAGTCAACCATCGCCGCTTCCTCGCTCGTTGGTTTGTCAAATTTGTTATCCCATTTGATTTTGGAGATAGGTATCCTTTTCTTTCTTTGAGCTTCAAAGTTGCTATCGTGTGCGCCCGCCGCGAAGTGAATCCGCTTGTGGTCGATATTCGCTTGCAGCAATTCGTTAGCTTCCCGAATCCAGTTGGAGGACGGTTGACGTAGATAGCAGAATTTCCGCTGAGTCGGGCGGTAGCCGTGTTTCATTACCTTCAAGTCTTCTTCGTATTTGGTAGGGTCGTCAAAATCGCCCTCCAATAGACCGATGTTCAGTCCCCTTTCTTTGAAGTTTTCGCTTTCGTTACAGGCGTTGATAAACTGAAGCCCGCCCATATAGTCTCCGCACATGGCTACTATATTGAAGTTGGTTATGATGTAAGCCATGTATTCTATATGGGATTTTAGGTCCGCTCCGCTTAACCCGTAAGCATGGACAAGGGTTCCTGTCTTGGATTCATCGTGCAATTTAAATACTTCAATAGCAAAATCATCAGAATCACTATTTTCGGCCCAAGAGGGGTCAAATGAGACTACATATTTTTCTTTTGGATCGCCAGAAACCTCGATGGTTGGTTCGGAGCCTTCTTCTACTGTGCAAAGGATCATTTTTGATAAGCGGAAATAGCCGTCCGACTCATCTACAAATTGCCCGCCAAATTCTCGCAAGAAAGCCATTTCAGACATTGTGGCCTTGGCTTGTTTTAAAAGATTTTCATCATATTGTTCTTCGGGGAGGCAGTCGTATCCCATTTGAAAAATAACCCGATAAGCATCTCTTGAAGTAGCTTCGTCCCCGTCCTCATTTTCCCTTGCTACCCCCATAATCAAGTCTCTGTATTGGCAATAAACCTGATACATATACTCGAATTTAAAAGAGGGAGAAGAAAGAATGACCAATTTATTGCTAGGCCAAACAAATTTATCTTCGGGCTTCATCTTGCCCTGTTTAATCAACTTGTCCTCCAAAAGATTCATCTCTTTTCTTTTATCAGGGTCTTTGACAACGCCGATAAACGGAAGAATAACTTGCTGAAAGGTTTCTTTGGGAATATTTAGGAACTCATCAAGTAAGAGCGTTTGGAAGCGAAAACCACGAATTTTAGAGCCATCTGCAAGAGGAAGGGCAATCGCTTCGCTTCGCCCGACTTTTAAAGACCATTGATCGGTTCCCTTCCTTGAAGATACGCCGCAGGCATCAACTAAAGAACAGTGACGCCTTTTTTCATTTAAAATATCTTCCGCCTTTTTCAGAATCATCCGAGCCTGACGATAAGAACTACTAAGAACGCCGATTTGGATGCCTTGATTCAAAACAAGCTCCAATAATACATAGATCGCGGCGCAGTAAGTCTTTCCTGCTCCGCGACTTAGGACGAACATGGAGAAATCCCCCACCATCATAGCCTTAATCATCATGGCTTGCAGGGGGAAGAGCTTTACCCCCAAAAGCATAAACGTGGTATAGGTTACGTTGTTCCTTAAAAATTTATACAAGTAAATCTTGGCGTCTTCTTCGGAAAGATACTCGTCAAGATCAAGAATTTCCTTGTTTAAGGATTTGGCGGTAAAGTTATACCGATACCCTTGTGCGCCTTTGGTTAGAGCCATAGTTTTTTAAATCTAAAAAATATTGAACGTCGCAATTCCACAATTCGTCACCATAATAGATGATTCTTTTGGTCATCTCCTGAGCTTGGAGGCGATTTTTGCAGAAAATGATTTGGAGGTTATTCGGGTTTTCCAATAGGCAATCTTTTACGTTGTGAAAGCAATAAGATAGGTTAGTTTGGAATTTACCGATGTTAGTTTTAACTATTTCATCTATTGTCGCCTCAACCACCACAAAAAGAAAAGATTCAAATTCTTTGCATCTATTGATTTCGGCCTTAAAGCGTTCGTATCCCTTTCCGAATGTTCCCTTGAAATCACTCAATGATTTTCTATCAATAAAAGTCCTAGAATATGCCTCTCCCGAACCCGTATAATCCCCGAAGTCTAGTTTATTGATTATTCCGTTTTTGAAGGAGAAGGGTTTTTGTTCTCTTGTATCAATAAAAATAAAAATGTCCTCAAACCCTGTTTTTTGAGAAAAGAAATCTTGTGGGAGCTTTTTATTATAAACTTTAGTTAGGCCAGCTTGGTCGCAAAATTCGGAATAAGAGCCAAAGAATCTTTTTATAGAAGAAATGTCCGCGAATTCATTCAAGACAAACCAATTCTGAGGCGGCGAACTTGCGATGTTTTTTTGTTTTTGCTTTTCTCTGAATTCAGCTAATATAATATCGCGGCCTTGCTCATCTCCAGCGGCATAAAGATAGCCCCATCTATTTTCGGGGCTGTTAAAAAAAGAAGAAAGATATTGCTCTGAGTTCTCAAAATCAATCAATTCTCCTGATTTTAGATCCCGCCTTGGATACCACTTGGCATAGTAAGCCGCTTGCCCGCCGTGTTTCTTCAGATGAAGATGAAGGGATTTGTTGTCCTTAAATTCGGCGCGGCATTCTAAACAGTCGATCATATTAACTCTTCTACAGAGATACCAAAAATCCTCGCTTTATGCTCTTCAAATGATTCTAACAACTTAGCTCCTTCCTCTACGGCTTGATTTTGCATATCGGCCATTTTAACCATTCTATCTCTTTCTTCTTTGTTTTGGAAGGCGTCCACTAAAGAAATAAGAGAATAATTACTACCATGTTGTTTCTCCAGCCTCTTCGCCCTATCTCCGTTCAATTTAGAAGTAAGGCTCTCTATTCTTTTTTCACACGCATTCAATTCCTCCGACATTCCCTTTAAGTAGTTGCCGGTTGCCATGGAAACCTGAACGTCCAAGCCCTCTTGCGCCATTAACATTTCGTTGAACTTATCAAGGCGCTTTTGAATGTGCTTCGCGCGAACATGATTAGAACAAACCATCATATAAAGGTTTAATTCTTCATTTGTCAAATCGGGCTTATCCCAAGTATAGCGCATAAACTCCGACTCGAATAAATCTCTATCAGATTTTCGGTTAAAACAGTTAATCGTATTCCCCAATTTAAACGAAGCCAAATAACCAAGGAGCTTTTCAATGTTCCTTCGCGTTTTTGACGGGAGTTTATCTTCATCCGTTGGCAAGTTCACCTTGCACCACCTGTTAACCCTACCGATTGCGGTAGAGAGAGAGCGCGGAGGGGTCCATTCCTCAGATACGATAATATCGTTAGTATCTAAAATATCGGGCCTGAACTTTTTAATGAATTCCTGAACAACCACATGCTGCGCGCTTAGTGGTTTAATATTGGGGTCATCAAATACCAAACGGGCAATCTGAATCATGTTCATATCGCCGTTAATTTGGTCAGTCATAAGGAACTGCTTTTGCGGCTCCGTTAGATCAATGGCTTTTTTGGAAACACTTTTTGTTGTGTTGTATTCTTTGCCTTGGCTGGCAAGGAACTTTCTTACCGCTCTACCCTCCCTAGACCGCCCATCAATGGTTGGGTCTTTAAAGGTTTTTTGGGTTAATACATTTAAATCAGGCGTTTTATCAAACGTCTTGAGAATGAATTGTTTTTGTTCTTCTGTGAGATTTACTATCATTCCAAAATGTCCTCCTCATCCAGAATTTCCTTGGCTATTCCATAGAAAACTTTTTTAAGTTCTTCTAGTTTTTTATTTGTGGCTTTTGCGCCGGAAGTTCCAATTCGAACATAAAGGATTTGATAGATTTCTTTTTCGATTCCGCTTAGTTTTGAGAGAACCCGAACGTGTAGATTTTGGGCGCTCTTTTCTTGGTCAAACTCACTATAAAGACAGGTGGTGGTATTTATTGCGCCATCTTCTAATGGGATCGTGATCTTAATATCGTAGGCGCTTTTTTTGCCGCCGACTTCCCATTTCTTAAAATCGGGGCAAGATGAGTCTTGGATTTTAGATTGGGTTAGAGAGCAGGAGTCGTTTCCTAAATTGTGTTTGCATCTTAGGCACGGGCGACAGA